TGCAGACGCTTAATTGAATGTTTAGAATTACAAAGCTATGATGAAAAAAGCGGTGATCCAGATAAACAAAATGGTTATGACCACCTTAATGATGCACTTGGGTATTTATGTTATAAGGAGTTTAATATGATTTACAGCAGGGCAGGCCAAAAAACAGGTATTAGAATTTATTAAGTACCTGATATTATTAAAGTAAAACAATGTACAGCCCCTTTTACCAAAATAGAATTGATAGCTTTGAAATAGAAGTAACTGAAGTACAACAACAAAATCAGGCATGGCGTAATATGCAAAGCCACTGGGGTTTAATTGAAGATTTAGTTGAGGGTTCAAGTAAAATAAGAGGAAAAAGTAGAATTTATTTAAAACAAGAGCCACGAGAAGAAGATGAAAGTTACGACGTTCGTTTAAGTAGATCTGTTTGCCCACCATATTATGTGCGTATGGAACGCATGTTGGCTGGTATGCTTACTCGTAAACCAGTAAGACTTTCTGATGTTCCAGATATTATTGAGGAGCAATTATTTAATGTTGATTTAGAAGGAAATAATTTAACAAATTTTGTATATAACATCAGCAGGCTTTGCATAAGATATGGCCATGTTGGTGTTTTAGTTGATGCCCCTGCAAACGGAGGTCGACCTTACTGGATTCCATATACACCAAGAGACATAATTGGTTGGCGTACAGAGGTAAAAGATGGAATGAGAGAACTAATTCAGCTAAGACTTATGGAACGCATTGTGAGACCAAAAGGTTTATATGGTGAGGAAACAGTTGAACAAATAAGAGTATTAGAACCAAATAGTTTTCGATTATTTCAACGTAATAATGATGGGGATTTTAAACAAGTTGAAGAAGGCACAACCAGTTTGGATTTTATACCTTTCAGTGTTGCATATAGTAACAAAGTTGGAATTTACGAAAGTCGCCCACCTTTAGAAGATATTGCAGAATTAAATATTAAAAGTTATCAAATACAAAGTGATTACGATAATCAATTACATATAAGTGCTGTACCTATGTTGGCATTTTTTGGTTTTCCAGCAGCAGCAGAAGAAGTTAGTGCTGGGCCAAGTGAAGCTTTGTCGTTACCAGAAGGCAGTAGTGCAAGTTATATTGAGCCAAATGGCAACAGCTTTAACGCACAAAAGGACAGAATTGACAAACTTGAGTATCAAATAAATGAACTTGGTTTGGCTGCCATACTTGGACAAAAAATGTCGGCTGAAACTGCCCAATCTCAACGCATACAAAGGTCACAAGGTGACAGCACCTTGATGGTTTTATCGCAGCAAATACAGGACTTACTTGATAACTGTCTTAAATTTCATGCTGCATTTTTAAAACAAAGTGTTGCTGGTACAAGTTTTGTTAATAGAGATTTTGTTGATACCAGCCTTGAGCCAGCACAAGTTGACAATTTACTAAAAATATTTGCTCAAGGTGCAATTGACCAAGAAGAGTTGCTTAAAAAGCTTGTTGAAGGCGAAGTACTTAGTGAAGATTTTGACGTTGAAGAAATGCTTGTAAAAACACAAATGGGTGGCTTAGTTGAAACCGAAGCACCACAGCAGGCAGCAACAACAGAAAATGAGTAATGAGTTTAGAACGCCAGAGAATACCAGAAGCGTTATATCGTAATGCTATAAACCTAAACAGGTATGAAAATGGCGTAGCAAAAAAAATAGTAAATGCTTACAACGACATTATTGTACAAATAACAGATGAATTAAAAAAATTTGATACTGGCGATCTTACTCTCACCCCTGCAGCGTTAAATAGGCAGCGTACAATTTTACTGCAATTACAAGAAAGTTTGGCTACTTGGGCAAATGAAAGTGCATTAACAACAACAGCAGAGTTGCAAGGTTTAGCAGAATTGCAATCTGTTTTTATACAAGAACAGTTACGCAAAGTATTACCAAGTGATGGTGCAAAAAATGCAGTACGTACTGTAGAAATAAGTCCACAATTTGCTCGCAGTGTTGTAGAGACAGACCCAAGACAAATAAACGTTTTCACTTTACCAGAAGAATTTGTTGCACAAACTGGCGTTATACCAAAGTTTAGTATTACTGCACGAGATGGGGCTGTTATAAATTTACCTAATGGTGTAAATGTTAGAACTGCATTTAGGCGTATCGCAGAAAGCCAAACTGAACTATTTCAAAGAACTGTTAGGACAGGTTTACTTGCAAACCAAACAACGCAGCAAATATCAAAACAACTTAGAGGTAGATTAAATTTTGAAGAAACTGGCACTTTATCTCAAATAAAAGCAAAAGGTGGAATTGGAACTGTTATACCAAATAACCAAATTGACACCATTGTGAGAACAAGCATAAACCAAGTAAGCAATACTGCAACTTTCAACGTGTATAGGGCAAATGCAGAAATGATTGATCGTTATAAATATGTGGCAACTTTAGACAGTAGGACTTCAGCAATATGTGGTCGTCTTGATGGCCAAGTCTTTGAAATGGGCAAAGGGCCACAACCGCCCCAACACTTTAATTGTCGTTCAACAATTGTTCCTATAATTAAAGATTCTTTTTTAAAAGAATTTGGATTAGAGCAGGATGATTTACAACAAGGTACTGTTCGACCATCTAAAACAGGATTATCTGATAGAGGAAAATTAGTACCAGCAAACGAAAACTATGCAGTTTGGTTAAGCAAACAAGATGTTGCCACACAAAATAAAGTATTTGGTATTGAAAAAAGCAAAATATATAGGGAGCAGTTAAAAACAAAAAACCCAACTGATGTATTTAGGACTTTTGTACGTTCCGACGGTTCAACGCTAACATTGGAAGAGCTAGCAAAAGCAAATGCCACTTAAAAAAGGTACATCAAAACAAATTATTTCAAAAAATATACAAAAATTAAAAAAAGAAGGTAAACCGCATAAGCAGGCAGTAGCTATTGCATTACAAACGGCTGAAGGTAAGAAAAAAAGGAGACGAAAAAAGAATTAAGGGGTAAAATAAAAATAATTACTTTTTTTATTATGCCAAAAGGTGTTGGTTACGGTTCAAGCATGAAACCAAAAAAGAAAAAACCTAAAAAAAAAGTTGCTAAAAAGTAATGGCCAAAATAAACAAGCCAACAGATCCAAAGTTGTATGCTCGTGTAAAAAGAGCAGCAGAACGTAAATTTCCTGTCTATCCGTCTGCCTATGCAAATATGTGGCTTGTTCGTGAATATAAAAAGCGTGGTGGCTCCTATGTAGTTGCCAATAAACCAAAAGCCAAAGGTAAGAAAAGTGCAAAGAAGAAAAAGTAGCACAAGGAGGGTTAAAGGTGGTTTAACTACTTGGCTTGAGGAAAAGTGGGTTGATGTAAAAACTGGCAAACCTTGTGGACGTTCTCAAGCTGAAAAAAAAAGAAGAGGCTATCCAGCCTGCAGACCAACAAAACGAGTCTCAAGTAAGACACCTAAGACGCTTAGTGAAATGACAGCAGCAGAGAAGGCTAGATTTAAAAGAGAAAAAACTAGTAAAGCTAAAATAAAATATCAGCATAAACGTAAGAAAACCAAACCAAAGAAAAAATGAAAACAAAAACAAAAAATAATCGCAGAAGTAAATTAACTAAACGACAACAAGATGCCCTGCAAAGACATAAAAAAACACATGGGCATACAGCAGCACATATTAATGAAATGACAAAAGCAATGTTAAGTGGTAAAACATTTACTGAAGCACATACAATAGCAATGAAAAAGAAGGGCAAATAATGGCTAAAAAGAGACCACCAACTTTATCTGTTAAAAGGGGAGAAAAATCAAAAAAGGGTGGCCTTACTGCAAAAGGGCGTGCAAAATATAACCGAGCAACAGGCAGTAATTTGAAAGCACCAGTTACAGAGGATAAGCCTACTGGTAAAAGAGCTGCAAGACGTAAAAGTTTTTGTGCAAGGATGAAGGGAATGAAAAAGAAACGGACTAGCAGCAAAACAGCAAACGACCCTAATAGTCGTATAAATAAAGCACTAAAACGCTGGAAATGCTAAGTTTTACAAAACAAGGTATATTAGAAATACTTTATTAAACCTTTATGTCTGAAGAAACAACAGCACCAGAAACAGGTAACAATGATTTTGTCATAAAACAACTGCAACAAGAAATTGAATTGTTAAAGAAAAAAAACAGGGAGGTTGTTGAGGAAAAACAAAAGATTGCAAGTAATGCTAAAAATGTTGCAACATTGCCAGAGGGTGAAAGTATAGATTCATTACTAAAATTTAAACAGCAAATTGAACAAGAAAGGCTTGAAGAAAAAGGCCAATATACTGAAGCACTAAACAAAAGAGAACAACAGTTTAAAGAACATATTGAAAAAAAAGATGCCCAGATAGAAAGTTTGCAAAACGAATTAAAAGAATTAAAGCTCGTTACTCCCGCTGTTAATGCTTTATCTGAATATGTGCATGACCCTGCTTATGCAATGAGTAAGCTTGACAGAGATAAAATACAAGTAAATAAAGATGGTACTGTTTCTTATATGTCGGATGATGGTTTTACTTTAAAACCAATACAAGAAGCGGTAAAAGAACAAATGCAACCGTGGGCTTTAAAAAACCAACAACCAATGGGCAGTGGAGCACCAATAGGTAAAACAGAAAATATTACCTCTGTTGCTGGTATAGATACAAATCTTTTAAAACGTATGGCACGTGGGGAGGACACTGCAGCTATGGAAATACACCAAAAATATGGGCGTGATGCTTGGTTAGAAGCGAAAAAAGTCGCAAAAGATTACAAATAACAAATTTCAAGTTATAGTTTAATTAATAA